TTGTAATTGTTGCTGGTGTTGTTCCATCATTACCTGGTCGTAATGTTGTTGTTGTGACATTTGCTCTCTCCCATTTGTCGTTATCTAATTTAAGTTCGTCATTCAATCGTTTAAGAATATCTGCTATCTGTTCTAAACCATTCGCCATATTATATACCCCCAAAATACAAAAAGGAATAGCCATAAGTATTTATTCATATCGCACCTGCTAACTTGCCCATGATTTGCAAGCAAAGCCATACATAAGCCCAAAACGCTATTGATAGTACTATCATTGTTGAAATTTTCATGTCTCTCTCCTAAAGTTGACAATTGAACATTAAACCTATAAAAAACACCTGTCAAGTATTTTCTAACAAATAATTAGTTTACAACTAGAATTACCTGTGTTAATGTCTTTTGGAATTATTAACCAAAGGAGAGTATATGTACAAGATTAAGAACTGGGAGAAGTTTAATCTCTATAACCCAAAGAACCCAAGATACCAAAAAAAGATGACATGGTTTAAGTTTTATGGTACGGATTATATAAATAACATAGATATTCATAAGCTATCTTTTGAACAAAAAGCTGTTTTAGTAGAGTTATGGTGTCTTGGTTCTGAAAGTGATGGTGTGTTACCAGACCTGTTTGAAATAGCTTTTAGACTTCATTATCCTATTGATTTTGTTGATAAAATAACAAAAGAACTATTTGCTAGAGGATTACTAGTCGAAAACTATGAGCCTGTTAGGATAGAGAAGAGAAGAGAAGAGAAGATAAGAGAAGATATATATGTCGTTAAAACGACCAATAGGTTTGAAGAATTTTGGGAAAGCTATCCTAATGTTAGAAAGGTCAATAAGAAAACTTGTATGGAAAGATGGGCTAACAAAAACATTGACGCTATAGCAGATGAAGTGATAGGGTATGTAAAACGTATGAAAGATACTCAATCATGGAAAGATGGCTTCTCACCAGCTCCACTTACTTTGTTAAACCAGGAAAGATGGAATGATGGAGACGTGCAACAAGTTCGCAAGGTTTGGGAGGGTGGAATATGAATTTAGGTGAAGTCATTGATAATCTCACAGTAAGCCAAGCAACAGTTCAAGAGTTTTACAATGATGGATATGCTCATGCAGAATTTAAAGTAAAGTCAAGTGATGTATTTGAGTCTGACTTGCATAAATACTTTACAGAAGATATTTTTGCTGGTAGGTCATTGGGTTGGATAAAGACTGAAGAAAAATTTAGAGTTCGCCAAGGGGAATTAATTTTGGCAACTGGTCCTAGTGGACATGGCAAATCTATGTGGCTATCTCAAGTTGTATTATCTTTAATGAAACAAGACACAAAATGCTTGATTGCGAGTCTTGAGATGAAACCTGTTCTCACTCTTAGCCGCATGTTAATTCAAACATTAGGTTCACCAGAGCCTACACCAGAGTATATTTCTGCATGGGTTAATCGTGCTAAAGACAAATTATTTATTTACGACCAGTTGGGAGTTACAACATCTCAAGACATGTTTAGTACGCTGCACTACGGAAAACACGTCCTCCAATGCGAAGTGTTTATAATAGACAGCCTAATGAAAATGAGTGATATTAGTGAGGAGTCGTTAGAGAACCAAAAATTATTTGTAGATAGGCTATGTACGATATGTCGTGATTTAAACATTACCGTTTTTTTAGTGGCACATACAAGAAAATTAAAATCAGAAGAAGATATACCTGATGCAACAAGCATCATGGGCAGCAGCCATATTCGTAACCTCGCAGATGCGATATTATGTATTTGGCGGAACAGAACTAAAGAGAGACTTAGGGAAGAAGGTAAAACATCTGAAGAAGATTTGCGTATAATTCCTGATGCAAAATGTATAGTCCAAAAACAAAGGAACGCCCAGTTTGAAGGGAGCTTTAATTTTTGGTATAATCCTAAATCATTAACTTACCAGGAGAGCCCACCTAAATGACCATAAATGATTTTATAAAAGAATGTAAGAAATTGTTTGGAAATGATATAGAATACAAAGCAACTTCTAAAGACGGACAAGTATTTAAAACGAAAGGATGGAGAGATGATAAAGTGGGCACTAACCAAAGACAACTTACCTCAGCTTATAGAGAAGCTAAAAAATCTTGACTTTACTAAACGCTGGCGTGTAACAGTAACAGACGCTAAACTTAACAGAAGTCTTGAACAGAACGAAAGGTTATGGGAACTATATACAAGTTTAAGTAATCATTTAGGTATTGAGAAAGACCGCATCCATGAACTTTGTGGCTTTAAATTCTTACGATACCAAACTGAAATAGCAGGTATGCCTGTAGAACTTATAAAGTCAACAACTAAACTAACCACAAGTGAAATGACAGAATACCAACAACAGATAGAGGTATGGGGTCAGACTATGGGTTGGGGATGGGATTATTAGTGAATTATTTATCAGTTTGTAGTGGCATAGAAGCAGCAACAGTAGCTTGGCATGACATGGGATGGAAACCTATTGGTTTTTCAGAAATAGAAAAATTTCCAAGTCAGTTATTACAACATCATTATCCACATGTTACTAATTATGGTGACATGACAAAATTTAAGGAGTGGAAATTAAATGACACAATCGGACTTTTGGTCGGAGGAACACCCTGTCAATCATTTAGTGTCGCAGGCTTACGAAAAGGTCTTGAAGACCCCAGAGGAAACCTCATGCTCACCTATCTTGGAATTGCAAACAAGTTTAAGCCAAAATGGCTTTTATGGGAAAATGTCCCAGGTGTTCTCTCTAGTAACGGAGGGGAAGACTTTGCCTGCCTCCTCAAAGGCATGGCTGAACTCGGGTATGGGTTCGCCTACAGAGTTCTTGATGCTCAACATTTCGGAGTGCCACAAAGACGCAGACGTGTGTTTGTTGTCGGATGTCTTGGAGACTGGAAAAGTGCTGCCAAAGTATTATTTGAGTCAGAAAGCCTGTGCAGGGATATTACTCCGAGCAGAAACAAGGGGAAAGAAATTGCCAATTGCCTTAGAGCAAGCCCTTCAAGCTACGGCTCATTTAACCCAGCAAGAAGTGAAGGAAACGCAGTAATTTCTTATAACATTACATTTTGTGATGCTAATGGAACTAGAAAAGATAGACCTAATGGTGGGCTATATGTAAATGAAACAAATACATCAAATACTTTAACAAGAGCTAATGTAGGAACTTATGCAGTAGATACATACAATGGAACTATTCAAGGTGATGTTACAGCAACAATAACTACTACAGGTGGCGGCGTTTCATCAGGTCCATCAGTAGTAGAAAATTTTTCAAACACATTAATGAATGGTTTTGATGGGTATAATTTTACATCAACAGGTCAAGTTGCTAGAACATTAAGCACAGGAGCTGATTATGGACATGTTCCAATTGCATTTAATTCTTTAAAAGTTCGCAGATTAACTCCAATGGAATGTGAAAGATTACAAGGCTTTCCGGATAATTATACAAATACACCAACATCAAGTGATACTACTCGCTATAAAGCATTAGGAAATTCTATGGCAGTTCCTGTAATGAAATGGATAGGACAAAGAATAAATGAATTATAGAAACCCTAAACTACTTAAGCTAGCAGATGGAGCACCATGTATGATGTGTTCTATTCAAGATGGAACAATTGTATCTGCACATAGCAATCAGCTAAGAGACGGAAAAGGGGTCGGCATTAAATCCCACGACCACCGCATAGCTTTTTTATGTAATCAATGCCACCACATGATAGATAATGACAAATCATTAGACAAACATGATAGAATAGCAGCATGGGAAGAAGCACATAGAAAAACTATAGGTTGGTTATTTACTAACGGACATTTGGGAGTAAAATAAATGGGTAAAGGCTCTGGAAGAAGACCATTGTTAATTTCTGAACAAGAAGCACAAGACAATTGGGACAAGATATTTAAGCGAAAAGTAAACAATCCTGACGTATCACCACATGCTTATGAATACGAACTTAATAAGTCTACTGGTGATGTAGAGAAAAGATTTGTAGACGGAACATCTAAACCTAACGAAAGTCAATTTGATGGCAACTAGCCCAACGCAGTTAAGTCTTAAAAAATTACGAGAAGAAGGATACACAGTAGCAGTAGTAGAACATTGGAATAGTTTTGCAAG